TCTTTAAGTACCATTTGTCGTGAGAAATATTTACCAACGTATGGTTCGATTTCACCCAACAAACCAATTTTTTCACGCAGAATTTCTTGGTTCTTCAATTCTGCAAAATGCGTATCTGCTTTAAAGTCGTAGAAGATGTTGTCTTTCAACTCTTCCCAATCCTCTGGTGCAATAACACCCTTTAGGATTAGTTGCTTTTTGAGCAAATCGTCAAACAAATGTGAGAATCGAATTCTAAGTTTCTTAATGAACTTGTTGAACTTGATTTCATCACGAGTAATCTCTTCGGTCTTACCAATAGAGAATTGGTTCTCACTATCTAGTCTTGAAGATGGAACGTTTAATGACTTGTACAACTTCGATTTGAAGTAGTTAACGTCATCCATCTCACCTAGATTTTGACCACCAGGTAGGGTAGAAACTTCTGTACCTCTACCACCTTCTCTACGAGGCATCCAAAAATCTTCAAGCATCGACATGTGTTTACGACTGTCATCAATCTCACCTGTCGTTGCATTATATACAATTTTGTTCTTATACCTTGCCATAATGTCTCGCAGATATTGTTCTGCTTTACCTTTAGGCAGGTTACCAACGTCCACATAGAAAATTCTACGTTCAGGCGCACGAGACAATCTGTAGATAACTACTGCGTCTTCGACTGCCCTCAGTTGGTTAAGAGGTTTGATTGCTTTATGTAGGTAAGAAATAACTTGCTTACCGTCTTTGTCAAGCAAACCACTTGTAACATAGGTAACAGAGTCTTTAGCAATCTTAATGCCTTGCTCCGAATTACTGATACCCATTTCACTGTATACAAAAAATTCTTCGAACTCTTTAAACACTGACACATTAGTGTCTGCGTCTTTCTTTTCTATTGCTTTCCTGACCTTCTTAATCTGTCTTGGGTCAATAAAGCGCAATTCTTTGAGACCTTCATTTGGTCTGTCAACATCAATAACGTTGTGGTAATACAATCTACCATCAACGTACCAACGCTTAAAAATGTCTGCACCATAGTTACTGAAATCCAGTAGGCGCATGACATTATCGAATTCTTCTGTGATGCGTTTCTTAACACCCGCACCAAAATCAATACCGTCCAAGTTTACTGAAACTGGACTTTCTTTATCTTCTTGCACAACTGCTTCATTGATGATATCATCAATCGCAGTTTCACATTCTGGTTGCATCGCCATCTCACGATAACGATTAATCAACTCTTCTTCGGATTTAGACTTACCTTCTAGGTCAAGATATTGACCAAAGATACCGCCTTCTTGGATTTCCAACGCACCATCGTCATTTGTCGGTGCGACAAACGATGGAAGACTATCGGAGTCTCCTTGCCCGAGTCGGGTGATTTCAAAACCAAACAACTTTGCCATAAAATATTATCCTATCTAAATTAAATTCTGGGGAGTCTATATCTATTTATAGACCCCCCGAGAACCCTTTTTAGATTACTGCGTTTGCAGCGTCAATCCAGTAGTCATACTGGAATGTAACTGTAAACTCTTCGATTGTATCGTTAGAATCCCATGCTACATCAATTGGTGACAAATCCGCAGGGAAGATGCCAATAAATGTATAGGTCTTGATTGGTGAACCATCTTTACTAAACTGCTTGATAGTACCAATAGACTTCTGTAGGATAGGTGAAGGTGTACCAACGTTCAAGATATGAGAGTTGATTGAAGTCATCCAACGCTCTAGACCATTGCGTACTGCAAAGTCTTCATCGTTGATAACTGTAACTGTCCATTCTGCGAATGTACGGTTACCTGCAACCTTCATAGTACGACCAAAGTATGGTACTTCGATTACACCAAGAGTGTCACCTGGAAGTTGTGATGCTTTCGCCATGAAAGTGAATTTATCACTACCACCGAAGGGGTTGGTGATTTCACATTCGAACAGGTTACTTCTTGCGCCACCGCCAGTTAGTTCTGCTCTGAAACCGTCAATTGTAAATGCCATTGTTTTTCTCCTTAATTTTTATCTGTTAATTAAAATTGACCGACTACTTCGGAGAAGTCAACGCCTGTACGGACAGCAACAAAGTTCAACTGGATGAAGTTGATAGAACGTGCTGGTTTAACATAAATGTCACCAATAAATTCGTTTCTATCAATTACTTCGCCAGTATTGTTGGATTCGTCACAAACAACACGGAAGTCGTAAATACCACGGCGACCTTGAACATCTCTCAAGAATGGTTCTACCATGTTACGGAACATTGAACGAGTGAACTGGTCATTGAACTCAAAGAGTGAGTATTTTGCAGCAGTTGCAATCGCTTTTTCCATTACGATGAACAAGCGTCTTACGTTGATACGGTCAAACGCACTTGGTTTAGCAAGTAGGGTCTTGTCACCGAATAGAATACAACCTTCGCCTGGGAATACCAAGATTGGGTTGATGTTGTTCTTGTACAATTCATCACGGTAAGTTTTGCTAGGAGTCCATGCAGTCTTAACAACATTCTTAATTCCACCACGGTTGAAACCAGCAGGTGACCACCATGCGTCACGAGTATCAGTTGCACGAACAACTAGACCAGCAACGTCACCGTTGAATGGTACCCAACGATACACATCGTTGTACTTGTCGTATTGATACTTCCAGTTACCGTCTAGGAAAGCGTATGAAGATGAAGGTAGAGAGTTACGGAACTCTACGATATCTGTTGCTTCGCTACCAGCGTTGTTAACAACATCTGAGAACTCAGGTGATAGGAATGTTACGCAGTCCATACGAGACTCTGCCATTGCAACTAGGTGCAATGCGATAGTCTGGTTAGCGTCTGCACCAAGAATTAGTGAAACATCCACTTCTTCTGCGTTAGCAAACATGTCGTAACCGTTGATTTTCTGTGCGTCAGAAGCAGCAACACCGTTAGAACCACCACTCATTGACCAAGTGCTTGGCATTGTGATAGGTGTAGCGTTGTAATCTACTCCATTTGCAGCAGGGGTATCCCAATTGGCGTTTGAACCAGAATTGTGGTCCATCCAACGGATGAAGAATGAGCGTCTGTCGATTACATTCTTGTAGTTATTTGTTGAACCGTCTGCATTTAGTGCGAAAGGTGCTTTAGAAACGAAAGCAAACTTCTCGACTACTTCGCCTTTAGTACCTGAAAACTCACCGTCTTCGTCAATGACTGCAACGTGCATTTCGTCATTTGAAGCACCACGCTTCTCTGCGTATGGTGAAGTACCTGGTGCGCCATCAAATGATGTTGCGTATTCCCACTCGAAAGTTGCGTCAGCGGCAGAGATATCGCTTGAGAATCCAGAGTCTAGAGTTGCAGAAGTTCCTGCGGTAATTGCTTCGACTTGGCGAGTCTCACCACCGTAGATTACCAAAGAACCAACTGATAGATGGTCTTCTGGGTTACCAGAGGTTAGAGTAAGAGTTGCACCAGTAGTTGAAACGTTTACTGTTGAACGGAAAGCAGCGGCAGAAGGACACACGGATACTTTTAGGGTGTTACCCAAAGCACCTGCATACTTAGCAGCGAAATAGCGACCAGAAACGACATTCTGACCACCTTCCCAATTGTTTTCCCAATCTTCATCGTTCTCAATTAGTAGAGCGTCAGAACCAGTGCTACCATCTGTGGTTGCGTTTGCTTGACCTGTTTGTGCTACACGAACGATTTGTAGTGAGTTACCGTATGCAAGAAAGTTTGCAGCGGTAAAGAAAGAAATTGCGGTAGTGTTGGTTGGTTTACCGAACATATTTGCAACTGAGTCTTCGTCACCAAGCAGTTTACGCTCCATGATTGGACCCCATGCAAATTCTCCAGCAATACAACCACCTGTTGCCGCAACTGCGGGTACTACGGTTGTCAAGTCAATTTCACTGACATTAACACCTGGACTTAGTTGAAATGGCATATTTCATTCTCCTTTTTAATGTATTTGTGTTTGAAGAATATGGTTAGTCAAATTCTTATTTAACATTATTATTTAGTATTCTTCAGTTTTCTACCTATTACCAATCATTGCCCCATTTTAGTTCTGTGTCTGTTGACCACACTTGACCACTTGAATCTTTATAAGTGGTTTCTCTGTTTATGCCATCTTCAATAAAACCAAACGGAGTTAATTCTTCATCAATCATTTCACGATTGTAATCCTCTAATTTCCTACGGAAATCCATATCTGTTAGTTCTCTGAAATACTTTTGTGTCGTCATCCATGAGAACAACACTAAGCACATCACAAGGTCATCGTGAGAACCTGATTCTGCTTCATATGATTGTGACTTCGCCACAAACGTATTCAACTCAGACACGATATCAAAATCTTGCACTATCAACTGGTCAGATATAACCAAATCCTTTAGGGTTGAACATCCCATACGTTTAACGTACTTAGAGGTTTTTACACCAAAAGCAACATTTTTACCGAATCCAGTACCAATCTGTTGCCCTGCACGACCCATTTGTGCAACACTTAAAATATTCTCGTACTCAAACTCCCCATGAATAATATCTGCGACTTGTGCGCCCACATCATTCACTTCAACGAGAATATATGCATCATTATACTTCTTTGCTGCCCCTACAACTACCCTTGGATATAGTAGTGGCGAAATCTCTTTGTTTCTATATTTACATACAACTTTATATGGTAATTCTGAAATATCAAAAATCACAAAGGCAGAATAATCTGCACCAGTACCCCTTGATGTGTCAACGACCATTGCGTATGCTCTATCTTGGTGTGGTTCATCATAGATTGAAGTTCCATCACTAACATATTTAGGTTTCTCATAAGTTAGAGAACGGAGTTTTGAACCTGGTATCAAAGTATTTGAAGAACCGACAAACTCACATTCAAATTCAACACGGAATTGGTCTTCACTAGTGTTAGCAATCTGTTCGTCACGCCATTTAGCATCACGACCTGGAATGTCACTCCAATGAACATCCACCCTCTTATATGTATTTCTCTTCTTCTCGCTATCAGTCCACAATTTGTAGAACATGTTAAGACCATTTGGTGTAGAAGTAATCAACACCTTTGTAGTCTTACCAGAAGAGATTGTTGGGTACACAGACGCAAAGAATTCATCTTGCAAGTTTGCAGGAATGAATGCAAATTCGTCTAGGTAAATTAGGTTAAATGAACCACCACGAATCGCAGAGGATGATGTGGCAGAACTCAAAATCTTAGAACCGTTTTC